CGAGATGACGTCGAGTCTCGTGGGCTCGGAGATGTGTATAAGAGACAGATACCATTCAGACCATTGACCGATATTTCTGAATTTCTATTTTGCAAATATGATTTTCTCGGTGAATCTGTTAAACAGATTGCAAAAGATTATGAACGCAATCCTTCTCAGGTTCGACAAGTGATTCAAACAGCAAAAGCAAACGGAAATTATCAGAAGCACATTGACAAGTACAAAGCTATGATAGGACGATAATTAAATGAGAACTTTCGATTTAACTTTCGCTCGACGGCTTGAGCAAGCAATGACCGAACGGAATATTTATCCTTCGGACCTTGCGCGTAAGTCCGGAGTGAGCCGGTCAAACATTTACAATTACATAGCAGGGACAAGTCAACCGTCAGCGTATAATGTTAAGCGAATAGCTCTGGCATTATCAACATCGGCGGATTGGTTGCTTGGCTTAGTGGATTAGAAAAACAGTCCCTTACTTGGGACGCAAAATAGTTTAAAATAGAGTTATGATGCAAGAGGACAATTGCATTGTAGCTCTATTTATTTTTGGTGGTGTACGGTATGGCTAAGGCATTTGCCATAGGATTTTACAAGTCTAAAAAATGGCAGGACTGCCGACAAAGTTTTATCGCAGAACGAATGCTTGTTGACGGCGGATTGTGTCAGCTGTGTAAAGAGCGACACGGTTTTATCGTGCACCATAAGATCATGATTAATGAGAGCAACATAAGCAATCCTGATGTTACTCTCAATTACGACAATTTATTATATGTGTGCAAAAAATGTCACGATGATTTGCCGGGGCACGGGATAGGTGGGTGCGAACCGAAAAAATATTTTTTTGATGAGAGCGGAATGCTCCGACCGATTATCCCCCCCCGTTGAAAAATCGGAAACCGGTAACCGTAGGACCGAGGGGGGCAGTTAGATTTTTTGCGCGCCTTACATATAGCCCCCCTCCCCCCAAAAACTTGTGTGAAAGGACGGTGACTTGTAAAATGACTGACGAACAAAAGGAACAAAGAGCGATTAAGCGAGAGATAAAGCGATTAACGGAAATCTACAAGGACATAGAAGTTAAGAGAAAAGACCTCGCTGTTGGTCTCATTGAGAATGCGGCGTTCACTCGAATCAGACTGAAAGAACTGCAACAGGATATTGCGATTTATGGCTTAACTGAACTATTTTCACAGTCGGAAACACAAGAGCCGTACTCACGCAAAAGACCTGAGGCGGATTTGTATAACACAATGCTCGGCAACTATCTCAAATACATCAAACAGCTCAACGATATGCTCCCGAAAGTGACCGAGGCAAAGATTGCGACAACAGACGGCTTTGACGATTTTGTCGAGGGGCGTGACAAGCTTTGAAACGCTATCCATTAAGCTATAATCCGATACTTGAATATTACGAGCAGATAAAGAACGGCAAGGTTACTGTTTGCGACAAGATACGCAAGTGGTACAAACATTTAAGCGATAAGGTGATTAATCCGACAGACGGCTATCATTACGAAGCTAAGCGAGGAAATCACATCATTGAATTTGTTGAAAACTATTGCCGACATAGTAAAGGCAAAATGGGCGGTCAGCTTGTAAAGCTGGAACTGTGGGAAAAAGCGTGGCTTGCGGCGACATTTGGCTTTGTAGACGATGACGGTATAAGACAATATAACTTATCTGTGCTGATTATCGGAAAAAAGAACGGCAAGTCTTTGCTTGCCTCTGCAATTGGTTTGTATATGCTCATCGGTGACGGTGAACCCGGTCCCGAAGTGTATGCAGTCGCCACAAAGCGTGACCAAGCCAAGATTATATGGCAGGAAGCGAAACGAATGGTTCGCAAGAGTGAAACTCTGCTAAAGCGAATTAAACCACTGCTAAATGAATTGAGTTCAGAAGATTACAACTGCGGAGTGTTTAAGCCGCTTGCTTCTGATTCAGATACACTCGACGGATTGAATGTGCATTGTTGCCTTATGGACGAACTCCACCAATGGAAAAACGGCAGACAGTTGTATGACATTATGGCAGACGGTACCATCGGGCGAGACCAACCGCTTATTCTTGTTACAACAACAGCCGGAAAAATCAGAGAGGACATCTACGATGAAATCTATGACGATGCTGTCCGCACCACGAACGGCTTGTTTGATGATGTAGGTTACAAAGACGAACACAGCCTTTACATTATCTATGAGCTTGACAAGCGTGAAGAATGGGAAAAGCCCGATTGCTGGGAAAAGGCTAATCCCGGACTTGGCACTATTAAAAATCGAAATGCCCTTGCAAGCAAGGTCAAGAAAGCGCAAGCAAATCCGTCACTTGTACGAAATCTTGTATGCAAGGAATTTAACATAGCCGAAACATCAACTGAATCGTGGCTCAATTTCGAGGAGCTTAACAACGAAACAAAATTTGATGTTAAGGAACTCCGCCCAACCTACGGGATAGGCGGCGCAGACCTATCAAGCACAACCGACCTTACGGCGGCCAAGATGTTGTTCCGAGTGCCTGACAATGAAAATATTTTTGTATTGTCAATGTACTGGATGCCGGCAGACCTCGTAGAGAAAAAAGTAACCGAGGACAAAATTCCATATGATAAGTGGATAGAACAGGGCTTTATGCGTACCTGCCCCGGAAACAAGATTGACGCAAGTGTTGTAACAGCGTGGTATCAAGAGTTACAAGACGAATACGACATTTACTTGTGGAAAGAGGGCTATGACGCTTGGTCAGCTCAGATGTGGGTTAATCAGATGATTGACGCTTTCGGTCCTACCGTTATGGAAGCTGTACACCAAGGTAAGAAAACATTGTCTGCCCCGATGAAAGCCCTCAAAGCAGACCTTGTCAAGAAAAGAATAATCTACAACAACAATCCAATTGATAAATGGTGTCTCGCAAATACTGCAATAGATGAGGACAGAAACGGTAATATACAGCCAATTAAGACCTCAAAGTCAACGAGACGAATTGACGGTACTGCGGCTTTGCTTGACGCTTACACGCTATATTTTGAATATGAAGACGAATATTTAAGCATTGTTTAGGAGGTGAGAGAATGGGAAAATTTAAGAACTTTTTAAATTCTGTTCGCAATGTCAGAAAGACAAAGAATTTTTCAAGGGTTGAACTTGTTACACAGAATAATTCAAATTTCTTCTTGTGGGGCAACAGAGCATATGATTCCGACACCGTCCGAGCTTGCGTTAATGCACAGGCTCTCAGATTTTCAAAATTATCAATTAAGCATATAAGGGAAACAATCGTTGACGGCAGAAAAGACCTCTTAATCAATCCCGAACCTTACATCAAGTTCTTGCTTGAAGAACCTAACCCGTACACAACAATGGATATGCTTTTATATAGGACAAGCACACAGCTATCGCTATCGGGCAATGCTTTTTGGCTCATCATTAGAGACACAAACGGCTTGCCTACGGAATTGTATTTCATACCGGCTAAATCAGCTACGGACTTGTACGACACTAACGGCAACCTTGTTTATGAATTTATCCTTGCAAACGGCAAGACCTACCGCTTTGCCTCCGAAGATGTCATACATTTGCGTGATGATTTCGCTGAAAATGACATATTCGGAAGTGGCAAATTTAAGGCTCTTGCACCTTTGCTTGAAATTGTTGAAACAACCGACAGCGGCATCATCAGTGCTATCAGAAATTCAAGTGTCATTAAATGGTTGCTGAAATATACCTCATCGTTGCGTCCTGAGGATTTGAAGAAGAACGCAAAAGCGTTTGCTGATAACTACCTTAACATCAGCAACAGTTCCGTGGGTGTTGCGGCAGTTGACGCAAAAGTTGACGCAAATCAGATAACCCCGAATGACTATGTTCCAAATGCTTTGCAAATGGATAGAACAAAAAACAGAATCCTTGAGCTTTTTAACACTAATGTGAAAATTATCACATCGACAGCGAACGAAGATGAAGAAAACGCTTACTTTGAGGCGGTGATTTCACCGAAGATTATTCAGTTGAAAAACGAGCTGACACGGAAACTATTCACTCGCCGTCAGCGAAGTTGTGGAAATTACATAGCAGTCGGTTCGTTCAATCTACAATCTGCAAGCCTTAAAACAAAACTGAATTTTGCCGGAATGGTAGACCGTGGAGCAATGCTTCCGAATGAATGGCGAGAATCACTTGGTCTTGCTCCTGTTCCGGGCGGAGACACTCCGCTCAGAAGATTAGATACAGTTGCAGTTGACGAAGGAGGTGAAAACGATGCCGAAAACAATTGACATTAAAGGCCCTATCGTTACGAATGATGATAAGTGGATTTACGACTGGTTTGGAGTAGCTTCCTGTTGCCCTGCCGACATTCGGTCACAGCTTGACGAAGTGGCGGATGATGAGGGCGTACAGATTGTTATCAATTCATCAGGTGGTGACATCTTTGCCGCCTCCGAAATTTACGATATGCTCGCCAAAAGCAAGGCTACAATCAAGGTCATTTTTGCCGCCTCTGCCGCTTCATACGTCGCTTGTGCGTGCACATCTGAAATTGTGCCAACAGGTATGCTTATGATTCATAATGTTTCAAGCTATGCCGCAGGGGATTACAATGACATGGCACACGAATCAGGTGTGTTGCTCAAAGCAAGTAAAGCTGTTGCGACTGCATACAGACTTAAAACAGGTATGACCGAGGATGAACTTATCGGACTTATGGATAACGAAACTTGGCTTACTGCTGATGAAGCAGTTGAAAAAGGTTTTATTGACAAGGTCGCAGAATATGCTGAAAAGCCAAAAGAGGTTAAACTTGCGGCAAGCCTTAACGGCCTTATCCCTGACACGATTATCAAACAGATGAGAAGTGAAAAAACACAGCTTACAGCAAAGCTTGAATTACTCAAACGAAAGGAAGTTGAAGAAGAATGAACAAACAGGAATATCTCAACAAGAGAAATGCTCTTTATGACAAGGCAAAAAAGCTCATTGCAGAAAACAAGCTCGCCGAGGCGAAAGAGATTACACAGCGGATTGACAAGCTCGACAACGACTTTGAAAATTCTGCCGTAAACAAGGCAAACAAAAATGCAGAGGAGGGAATCGAAATGCCTGCACCATTTGAAAATCACAAAACAAAAATTGACCTCACAGATGAGGGCGAACAGGTAACAGATCTGTATTCAACGCTTGAATACAGAAAGGCGTTTGCTAACTATATTCAAAACGGCGTATCCGTGCCACAGAAGTTTGCTAACACAGCGGCACAGACAACATCGGGTACTGCGGCGGCAATTGTACCAACTACAATGTATCAGCGTTTAATTGTTGAACTTGAAAAAGTCGGCGAGATTTACGCAAGAGTATTTAAGACAGCTTATCCGACTGCACTCCTTGTTCCTACACAGAACATCAGACCGACAGCAAGCTGGGTTGATGAAGAAAAGGGCTCAGACCAGCAGAAGGTTACAACTGACAAGGTTGTGTTTGCAGGTTATAAGCTTGAATGCAAGGTTGCATTCTCTCTCTTTATGACAAAGACTGCACTTGATACCTTTGAATCACAGTTTATTGACCAGATTAAGAACGCAATTGTAAAAGCTGTTGAATCTGCAATCATCAAGGGTACAGGCACAGGCTCTCCGACAGGTATTCTTACTTGCACACCGCCTGAGGGTCAGACTATCGAAATTGCAAAGACGGGTAAACTTGCTTATTCAACACTTTGTAATGCTGAGGCGGCTCTTCCTGCCGCATATGACGATGCTGTATGGCTGATGACAAAGAAATCATTCTTTGCATTTATGGGCATTACAGACAGCAACGGTCAGCCTGTTGCTCGTATGTCTGAGGGTCTCAACGGTAAGCCGTCACTTACCCTTTTTGGTCGTGCAGTTATCCCGACAGACGGCTATATGGATTCGTATGCTGACACGGTTTCAGCCGACACAACCTTTGCAATGATGTTCAATCTTAACGATTACATCTTCAACGAGGTAATGGGATTAAGTGTCAAGAAGTACGAAGAGGACGACACCGATAACACAGTTCTTAAAGCCGTAATGCTTGCAGACGGTAAGGTCGTGGATACTCACAGTCTTGTTAAGCTCGTAAAAAAGAGCGCTTAAAAGAGGTTTGAATTATGGCAGTATCTAATGAAATTGAAGCCGTAAAGGTTTCGCTCCGTATCAATACGGTGCTGTTTGACGATGAAATATCTGCGCTCATTGATTCTGCCAAAAGTGACATGGCAGGTGCAGGAGTTAATGTCAACGACAAAAACTCAACTGCACTTGTTATGCAGGCAATCAAATTTTATTGCCGTGCTTATTTTTCAGTGACAGCTGATAGCGAATGGGCACGGCATTACGAAGAATTGCGTGATGCAATGGCTGTGAGAGGAGCGCAAACAGAATGAATGCAGATACTCTTGTTAAACTTGTTGAAAAGTCAGGGCAAACAACCAATGATATCGGCGAAATTGTGTATCAGGAAAAACTCCGAACGATTTATGCACAACGCAAATATGTTCGACAATCTGAATTTTTTCAGGCACAGGCGAATGGGTTGAAACCCGAATGTATGCTTGAAGTCAATTCGTTCGAGTACCACAACGAAGAATTTTGTTATCTTGAAAATAAGAGGTTCAAGATTTATCGTGCGTATGAGATTAAAGGCACAGAGCGTACGGAGCTGTATTTAACGGATGTGGTAGGTGAAAATAATGTCTTTGCCTAAAGCAGTTAAAATCACCAAAAACGGCGTTGAGATAATCAGCAATGTTGACCGCATTCAGTACACACTCAAAGAGCTTGAGAGAGCCGCTCTGCGTGATGTCGGCAAGTTGGTATGTAAACGGTCACGACAAAAAATAAAACGCAGGACGGGACGCTTAGCGAAAAACACACAGTATTGGGTACGCTCAAAGCAAAAAATTCCTGACTTGCAGGTAGGATTTAAGCCGGGCGGATTTTACGGCTTGTATCAGGAAATCGGTACAAGCAAGGCTCCAAAAATCGGAGCGTTAAGTGATGCCGCCGAAAGTAACATCAAAGACATCATAAAAATTGAACAACAGTACCTCAATGCCGTAGGCACAGAAGAGGCAGAACGAAAAATCAGTGAGGGGGAATACAGCGGTGAATAGCATTAAAAATTTATTAAATGCGGTTTTGTCGCAGTATGTCCCCTCATTTTTTATGGTTGGTGACGGCTTCCCGAGGCTTGTTTACGAACTGAAACAGCTTTACACCGACGAGCCGTACAAGAAATATCTTGTTACGCTTAATCTGTACGATAGGTTCACCACCGAGAAAATCGACAATATTGTGGATGAAATCTATTCGGATATTGCGAGAGCAACCTATACACAGGGTAAACGGCATTACAAGTTTTACAACAACGGCGACAGGCAGTATGTCGCCGAATCGGACAAAACAATAAATAGAATAATGGCAACCCTTGAATTGAGGGTTTATGAAAGAGAGGACGATTGAAATGGCAACAGTTAAGCCACGAAAGATTAAACCGTACAGCGGTTACAGCAATAAGACGGCTGACCGTATGTTACTTGACGCAGGTGCGTTTTTTGTAAATTACGATCCTGCTACGGACACATATGCAAGTGCCAAAAAGGCAGGTAAGTGTCTTGGTGTAACAATCAAAGGCGGTGAATTTTCCGCAAAGCCGACACTCAGACGCCTTGAATTTGACGGCGTAAAAACAAGAACTAAAGGCGACACAGTAGTTGACGGTTGGGAAGTTTACATCAAGGCAACACTTGCTGAGATGACTACCCAGAACTTCATTTATGGCCTTGGAATTGCCGACAAAGGCACAGACGAAAAGGTCGTAGGCTACGATGTAATCACGGGTAGAGATGTTATTCTTGACGGTGACTACATTAAGAATATCACTTGGGTAGGCTGCCTCCTCGGGGAGGATAAGCCGTGTATTATTCAGGTGTTCAACGGCTTCAATGAGAACGGTCTTACACTTGCAATTGCCGACAAAGACAACGGCAAGGTAGAAGCTCAGTTTTACGGTAACCTTTCACCCGAGGCTTATGATTCGGACGAGGAAATCAAGCCACCGTTTAAGATTTTCAGACCGACAGAAAAAACGGAAACAGTGGAAGCAACGGAGGCATAATTATGAGAAAATTAAGCATTAAAGACGCATTTACTCTTGCTCGCATTATCAAAAAAGCAGACATCAAAGAGGAAATTGCAGATTTCGCAAATCGCATTGCTGTCAAAAATAACAGTAAAGATGAAACAGTCAACACCGAAGCGGTCGGCCTTGAATTTGTGATTACGCTGTTGACTTCTTTGTCGAACAAAGAAACAGAACAGGAATTTTATTCATTGCTGGCCGACATCAGAGGCGACATTACTTCCGATGAGGTGAGTAAATTAAGTATCCCCGAAGTCCTCAGCGATGTAAAGAAAATCATCAGAGAGAATGATATTAAAAGTTTTTTTACCTCGCTCTCAGCCTTGAAGTAAGAACATTTGGAATGCTCATGCAGTATTGTTGTGGTAATACTGCCGTACTGCATGAGCTGTCTTTTTCTGAGGCTGTCGAGATTATCAAAAATGCTATAAATGACCGTAATGACGAATTGCTTTACAAAGCCTATATTTTGACTGTTGTGGGAAATTTCACAGGCTTGTCGTACACGGATTTCGTTAACAAGGCAACAGGCTCGACACGGTCTGACAACATTGTTGATACGGTCAATACAGAGGAAATTGAAAAAACGGTTGAAAACTACCTTGACAATTATAAATGGGAGGAGGTGTAGCTAATGGCTGTTGAAATATTTAAGTTATTCGGCTCGATTTTTGTTAATAACGATGAGGCAAATAAATCAATCGCCGAAACCGAGAAAAAAGGTAAAGGTGTTGCCGCAACCTTAGGTAACGGTATCAAAACCGCAGGCAAATGGGGAGCGGCAATGGTCGGAGGTGCGGCGGCAGGTGTCGGAGCATTATCGTCAGTTGCCGAAAATACCAGAGAATACCGCACCGAAATGGGTAAACTCGACACAGCTTTCACCACCAACAAATTTACAGCGGCAGATGCAAAACAGACTTACTCTGACTTGTATGCCGTAGTCGGTGACAGCGGACAGGCAACTGAGGCGGCTAATCATTTATCATTGCTTTGCGATTCCACAAAAGACCTGCAAAGTTGGACAGAGATTTGCACAGGTGTTTACGGTCAATTCGGTGATTCCTTGCCTATTGAGGGCTTGACAGAGGCGGCAAACGAAACCGCAAAAGTTGGACAGGTAACAGGTCCGCTTGCCGATGCTCTTAACTGGATGGGTGTGTCAGAAGATGAATTTAATGAAAAACTTGCAAAATGCTCATCAGAACAAGAAAGACAGCAGTTAATCACATCCACCCTCACATCGCTATATTCTGATGCGTCGGCTCAATACAAGAAAACAAATGGCGATGTAATGGAATCTAACAGAGCTCATCAGCAGTTGTCTGACACTATGGCTCAGATTGGTGCTGTCGCCGAGCCTGTCCTTAACTCTCTTATCGGTCTTGGCGGTAAGCTCCTCGAACAGCTCTCACCATTGATTGAGAGTGTGGCAAACAACCTTGCCCCTGTTTTAATCAACATTTGCGAAGAGGTAGCACCGATAATTGTGTCAATGCTCGAGCAGATAATGCCGTTAATTGAGGAGTTGCTACCGTTTATTGCTCAGCTTATGGAGCAGTTAGCACCTATCATTGTTCAGATTGTTGAACAGCTGTTTCCACCTTTACTGCAAATCATTCAGGATTTGCTCCCGTATTTTATGCAGCTAATAACGGCAATTATGCCGTTGTTTGGTACCCTTGTAGAGCTTTTAACGCCCGTTATTGAGATGCTTATTCAGCTCGCAAGCGTATTGCTCGACGGTCTTTTAGCGGCACTCACTCCGATTATTGAGGATTTAGCAACATTTCTCAATGACCTTTTAACACCTCTTATCCCGATTATCAGCGAGCTCTGCGACACCATCGTTGAAACTTTACAGCCTGTTTTTGAGCAGTTATCGCCTGTCATCTCACAGGTTTTCGATGCACTCCGTCCTGTTTTAGACTTACTCGGCGAAATGCTTGAAACTCTTATTCCTGCGCTTGTTCCGGTGATTGAATGGTTGGCGCAAATCTTTTCGGAGGTTTTAGGCGGTGCAATTAAAGGAGTCAAAAAAATTCTTGAACCGATTTCGGGGATTTTTAACGGAATTGTAGATTTCGTAAAAGGTGTTTTTTCGGGAAACTGGGAACAAGCGTGGAACGGTGTTGTTAACATTTTCAAGAATGTTTTTAACCTTTTGCCTACATTTGTTGAGAATGTAATCAACGGCATTATTTGGATTATTAATAAATTGTTGGAAGGCGTAAACTGGGCAACATCAATGATTGGCTGGGAGATAGATCCGATTCCGGAAGTAACCTTACCTCGTTTCCGTGCCGGCATTGATTATGTTCCACATGATAAGTTCGCCGCATATCTTGATGCCGGTGAGGCAGTTCTCACAGCTCAAGAGGCTGAGGAGTATCGTCAATCAAAGCGTGAAGGCAGAGGCTCAGTGTTTGAAAACGATTCCACTAATATCATTAACAACATCAGTATCAATATTCCTTCTGTTGCAATTAATAACGATATGGACATTGACAGCTTGGTTGATGATATCAGCAACAGGCTTGCCGATGAAATAACAAGGAGGCAGAAAGCGTATGCATAACTTTTATTTTGGCGGTAAATGGTTATCGTATTTTGGCGGTCGTATCGCGCAAGCGCCACAGCACGAAATCCCTGTCAGAGATGTTTCAACGGTTGAAATCCCGTGCAGAGACGGTGATGTTTTGCTTGATAACGGGCGGTGGCAGAATGTTGAATTTGAGCGTGAAATCTGCTTCTTACCGTATTTATCCGAACTGTCAGCAAAGCACCTTGCAAGGGCTGTGATTGAATGGCTGACCTTAAATCGTGGCTACCAAAAGTACAAGGATACTTATAACCCCGGATATTTCACCGAGGCTTATATTTCAAACACTGACGATATTGTTCGTGAACTCCCAACATTACTTACAACAAAAATCAAATTCAACCGCAAGCCGTGGTGGTTTTCAGAGCTTGGACAGCGGACTATTGATTTCGAGGCTAATAAATTGGTTTCATTGCACAATCCCGAACGATATGAATCCTTGCCTACTATCATCATAACTAACACGAATGTTAGTGGTGGTACTACAGCTATTGCTAAAGTTAGCATAAACGGCGAATCGCTCAATTTGAAGTGTACGGGCGGTTATGATTATGCCATACTTGACGGCGAAACCATGCAGTATATAGCTTACAAATCAGACGGTACAACTAATTTTGTTGACGGCACTATACCTCCTAAATTAAAGGTCGGTGACAATCAAATCGTTGTAACTGCATATAAAAATGCATTGCTGTCAATAAGACCGAACTGGAGGAGATTATAAAAATGTTTCCTTTGTTGTATAAATCAGATTTTAAAACAATCAGCCCAAGTGGATTTAACCTGCTCGGACGGATTACGAAAATAATCAGTGGTAAAGTTACCGAGGAACGAAACGGTGATTATCTGCTCGAAATGGAACTATCAACAACGGACAGATGTGCTGATTTGCTCGACACACAGTATTTCGTTAAAGCAAAACCAAACCCAACCGATGAACCGCAGTATTTTGAAATTTACGATTTGCAGTACAAAGACAAGAAATCAATTACGGTTAAAGCAAAGCACATCAAGCACAATTTGTACAACAACTTTTTGGTCGAAACTTCTAACCAAACTGATGTAGTGCACACTCCAAAGGAATGGTGGTATTTGCTTTGCACAGGGCGCCCTGAAGGGCTTCAAACGCAAATGACTTTGTGGGAGCATTATTTTGTTTTTTCGTCAGATATTACCACGAAATCATCTATGACGCTTGGATTTTGCACGCCTTGTACTCTTGGTGATTTTATGGGCGGAGCTGACGGCTCACTTGTTGATGTTTTCGGCGGTGAATATAAATACGACAACTTTAATGTATCGTTGCTAAAAAACCGTGGGGTGGTTACAGACTGCCATTTGCGCTGGGGCAGTAACATCAGCAGTCTTACGCAAACGCTTAATTCAGACGACATCTGTTCCCATGTTGCAGCGTATGCCACTTGCCATGATACATATAGCGACAAGAACGTCATCCTCTGCTCACAACCGCAAGAACTCAAAACCCATAAATCTAAGCTAACTAAGGTGAAAACGGTTGATGTTTCGGACGGAGGCTCGGTCTACATTGGCGATGAAACGGGTTACTGGAACTTCAATGCCCATACAGGTGAGAACAAAGATTTCTTGATTCAAAAGCTAAATATTCAAGCACAGGTTCTAAGAGGACAACTTGTAAATACAAACGGAGCGCCTACGCTTAATGTAAAGGTTGACTATCCGCCTACACTTAATGAAATGCTTGGACTGCATTTATGTGATACGGTGTATGCCGATACTGAAAACGATAGCTTGCAAGCAAAAATAATTAAAACAGACTATGATTTTGTGCTTGAACGGTGGAATAGTCTCGAACTCGGCACAGCGAAGTCAAAGTTATCTGATTATATAGTTAAATGAGGTGAAAAAATTTGAACATTAATCATACAAAAATGACACTCGAAATCAACAGCTGTAAGAATTACGAAATTTTAGAAGTCAGACAGGGCGATAAGGGCTCACGCATTATTGATTTTGCGTTCACCGTCAACGGCGAAACTGTTAACCTTGCCTCTACGATGTCAGCGAAAGTCAATGCTACGGTTGACGATGTAATCGTTGCGGACAGCGTTGCCGCAGTCGTTGACACCGAAAATAATGTAGTCACAGTTACGCTTACGGACGCAATGCTTGCTTTGTCAGGCATTTGCAAAATGGATATTGTGCTTACAGAAGGCGATGAAATCATAACCGCTGAAACCGTTTGTTTGCGTGTAGGAAAAAGCGTAATCAACGATGATAGCAAAGCCTTCCCAGGAGCAAGCTCTATTGCAGAAATCACAAAGGAAGTCGAGAACGCAAGAGGCAGTCAAAATTCGCTTGGAGCAAGGCTTGACGGGATTGATTCGTCTGTGTCTAATAAAGCTGACAAAAGCACGGTCGGTCAGTTATCGGCACGAATGCAGACGGCAGAGAAAGCCCTTACAGGCAAGGCAAGCGCAACAGACGTAGCCAATGCTCTTAAAGCGAAAGAGGACAATTCAAACAAGGTAATTTCAAAAACGGACATTACAGACAGCAGTACCAATTATCCGAGCATTAAATATCTTAACGATTTTTATTACGATGCGAGCGAAGCCTACTCATCAGAAGAAACGGACAATCTTCTTGCAACTAAATACGATTCGTCAAATATTGAAAGTGGTACATCAACACTCACACCGTATTCAACCGTCACCGATAAAATCAAAAGTGCAAGCTGTACATATAAGACGATTGGTGACATCGTAATCGTCAGTGCAACGGTCAAAATGAATGCGGCTACAATTGGAGCAAACAGCACATATCCGCTGATTGATTTGCCGTACAAATGCATTGCCGAGGACAATGTTTTTTGTGTCGGCATTTCAAACCTTGGCAAGGTCTTTAAATTTGCTGTGTTAAAAAATAACACTTGGTTGCAGTTTCAGACACAGGATAAGACGGCTTACACATTTGCAGACGGCGAGCAAATTAATGTGATTTGCTTGTACAAAATTAAATAACGGAGGTAAAAATAATGGAACTTAAAGAAAAAATTACACTTGATATGCTCACAAAGGACAGCGTGTCGGTACTCAGACAGCAGTTTTTGACCTTTAACGGTGAAGAAATGCAGGTTGGCGGAAACATCCGCAACGCATACATGAACAGCAAATCGGGCAGAGAACAGCTCAAAACGGTGCTGTCTGATGAATACTATAACGCTGTCATGGCAGTTTGG